CGTTCTTATTGAAGAGTGCATCGTCTGCTGACGGCGCTCCAATCATTGGCACTGACAACATGGTTGAGTCAGGCAATGGTCGTGTCCTGGCATTGAGAAAAGCGCTACAGGGTAATCCAGAAGCATACGCAAATTACACGAAGGCAATCGCTGACGCTGGCTTTGATACTACCGGCTTCAACAACCCCGTGTTAGTTCGCGTTAATCGTACAGCAACAAGTCCAGATGCAAGGGCTGAGTTTGTTCGTGAAAGCAACATGAGAACAACGCTAGGCATGAGTAGCACAGAGATGGCTGCGGCTGATGCTGAAGCAATGACACCGGAGATTGTTGCACAGTACCAGGGCGGGGATATTAATTCTGCCGCCAACAATGGATTTCGCAGGGCATTCATGGGTGACGTTGTATCCGAAGCGGATAGCGCTCAGTACATGGATGAGAGAGGACAGATCAATATAGACGGCATACGCCGCATAGACGCAGCATTGTTTCGATACGCTTATGATGATGATCGTCTGGTTGCGGATTATTTTGAAACAGCAGATCAAACAAGAAAATCCGTTGGCAATGCGCTGAGAGAATTAGCGCCGCAATATGCGATGATGCGAAACGCAGCGGAGCGCGGTGAGATAGATCCGTTCATGGACACAACCGATAGTTTGCGCGATGCGTTAAATGTTTATCGCAGGGCAAAGGATGAAGGACGCAGTGTCGCGGAGTTTGTTGATCAGGTAGATGTGTTCAGTGGTGAAGTAGACCCAGTGCAGAGAGGTTGGTTGCGTACATTTTTTGCAGACAATACTTTTAATAAACCTGCGTCATCTAAAGGTGTAGCAGATCGATTGCGTTATTATATAGATGAGGCAAACAAAACAAGCGCTGGCCCCGATCTAATCGGAGATAAACCAACGCCGCAACAATTGCTGGAAGGTGCGGTTCGACAGAAAGCTGCAACGCCAGAAGCTGCTGTTCAACAAGACCTGCTTCCAACACCGGCAAACGATCTAGCTGCAACGGAGCATAGACCTGCTATATCTGTTGCCAATGAAGCGTCACTGAACATCACAGATCCAGGTGGGGATGTAACCACCGATCCGAAAGAAGTTGGTTTTGGTGAACTGGAGTTCTCCTTAAACATTGATGCGTTGGCAAAGAATAAAAGAGGCGCTCCATTCTTTGGTAGAGTGATCAACACCAAGGAAGCTGAAACATTATCTCAAAGAGTGCAGGGTCAGTTCGGCGCAGGTCGGGTAATCTATCCTATTGGTCAGGAAGGCACTGGCGCTAAAGATGTCGGCGGCTTCGGCAGACAACATGTACGCAAGAGAGGACACACGGAAGAACTTCAGCGACTTGGTTTCAAAGATGATGTCGAAGCAATGGAGTACGTCACCAGCAATCACAATGGTATGCGGCCTACCACAGACATTCGCGGCAATGCTATTAAAGGATTGTTAGAAGCGACAAAGCGTATCGGTAACAAGGATTATAAAATACAGGCTTTGGTTGTGCCTGTCATCGATCCACAAACGCGGGATACATATTATCAAGCGGTGACCATTTATTCCCCTGACGTAAAATTAAACAGAACAAAGAATATAGATCCAGAGATACGCAACCTTGAGTTCAGTATGAACATCGATCCAGAAGTAAACGCCGCTGCGGATAAAGTTCATGCAAGGGCTGGCAGTAACACAACATCCTTACTGGATACTTTTGCCAACAAGCTGACCGAGTTTAAAAACGGCGCATGGATCACTGCAATCTTTGACCGATATTATCCTGTTAACAAACTGGAGAGAGAGCGGTTTGGTGGTGTGCTGCCTGTCGCTGAGAAAAGCGCATACAAAATGATGCGTCTGTCTAACGATGTATCTGGAACGATCAGTTACTTTCTCAACAACGGTCAGGCAAAGTTTACTGAAGCAGGTTTTGTACCTACTGAAGGCAAGAAGTCGCTGCTTAATATTATAGAACCGATCATTAAAACTTATGGCGATGATGGATTACATCTGTTCGGAGCATATACCTACGCAGTGAGAAGTAATCGCTTGTTACAGGAAGGCCGTGAGTCAGTTCTATCGCAGGGTGAAGTCAGCACCCTCCTCGATCTTGGTAGACAGTATCCGCTGTTTGAACAGGCACGAAAGGAATACGTTGAGTTCAACGATAGCATCATGCAAATCGCTGTAGAAACTGGTGTGTTGTCAAGAGAAATGGCGAGAGTATGGAGCAGCTATGGTGACTATGTTCCTTTCTATCGTGTTCTAGATCCTGATTCCAGAATAGTAACGCCGCCAGCAGTTGGGGGCATTGGTCGCGTTGGCGCTGCCAGCCGAAGGCTCAAGGGTGGTGAAGCAAAGGTTAATAATGTTCTCGACAATATGGTGAAGAACACTGAATACCTGATTGCTAAAAGCATGAAAAATAGATCCATGCAATTGATGGTCGATAACTTCGGCCCTGGTACTGGCGTTGATGTGTTTACCACCGTGCCTTCCGCGAGGGCCACACCTGTGCAGGTATCGCCAGACAGTATACGACAGACGTTGCGTAAGGCCTTGGGTGAAGACAATCCGCTGCTAGAGGACATAAAAGGTATTGATGGGTTACAGACTATCTTTGCTATGGAACCTATTCTGCGCAACAACAAAGACAACATTGTTTATGTGCGCAGAGAGCGTAATGTACTCAACGAGCAAAGTGGCGAGTACGAAAAAATACACGGCACAGAATACTTCGAAGTCAAAGATGACGATGTTTATGCAGCGCTGACAGAACTGCCGCCAAAGTCTATGGGCAAGTTTATGGATTTTATGAACGGTGGTAGAACCTTCTTCTCCCGCATGATTACCATGATGCCAGACTTTATGTTGGCAAACCTGATGCGTGACACGATGGCAACTAGAGCGTTGCGTGGTGGTTATAATCCATTAACAGGCGTGTTCCGAGGTCTGTCTGCATCACTGCGTGACAGTAATGTGCAGCAGGAACTTCGCCTCAACGGCGGCATGGCAATCGGTGGTTACTATGGAAACGACCTACGCCGTTTTAAAAAGATGACCGGCAGTAAAAGCAATCCATTGATAGCTGCCCCAGGTAACGCATGGGCTTTGTGGGATAAAGTTGGTCAGGCAACCGAGCAAGCCAACCGCTTGTCTGTATTCAAAGGTCAGCGAGAAGCTGGTGCTGGCGGCTTTGAAGCTGCTTTCCAAAGTAGGGATATCATTGACTACAGTCTGTCTGGCAGACATAAGGCCGTGCAGCTGCTCATTAGAATTATCCCCTTTCTCAATGCAAGGGCGCAGGGTGGTTATTCACTGGCAAGAGGACTGAATAAAAACAACCGTAAGAACTTCTTACTGATGAGTAGTGTATACGCTGGGGCTGCTACAATTTTATATGGCATGAACTACGATGATGAACGCTATCAGGAAGAAAGCCAGGTCAGTAAAGATTTATATCTGCACATTTATCTAGACAAGATTATTCCCCGTGAGGCGTTGGAAGCGGTTGGGATAAGCAACCCTCATATTGCTATACCGAAACCGTTTGAACTTGGTGCTATCAGCATGACAATACCCGAGAGGCTCATGCAACAAATGATAGATGAAGACGCGGAGGGTGAAGACTTTGTTAAGACGATGGGTTTTGTTCTTTCAAGTATCTTTAAAATCAGCCCTTCTGAATTGGCTGGCCCGTATGCAAAGGCAATTGTACAAGATCAAATGCTGTATGACTTCTTTCGGCAGCGTGATCTGGTTCCTTCACACCAACGTCAATTCATTGGTCAGGAAGGCGAAGCTGAAGCAACAATCACCGATAGAACTTCAGACATTGTAGCCGCAGCTTCCAGGGCGTTGGATATCGCGCCGCAGAGGGTTCAGAATATTATCGATGGGTTCTTTCCAAAGATCGGTTCAATCGTGCTGCAAGCTGGCGATATGGTGCAGAGAGCCAAGGAAGGTAAGCCGCCACTGCCCAAAGAATTTGAAGACACAATCCTTGGGCGCTTCACAGTTGGTCGTTTTAATCCCGCCGAGTTCCCTGGCTACAGCGCATCTGAAGCTGAACTGCGTGAACTCAACGGTCAACTCAAAACGTATATGCAAGCGATACGCAACAGTGAAGAGCATGGAACCGATGCACAGTTAGACAAGGTAATAGAGATGGTTGGGGATAAAGAGGTCTTTGCCAAAACAGTTCGCGACACTGTCGATGAACTTAATGTGATGTCAGCCGATGAAAGATACATCAGAGACTTTAGTGACGATAGCATAGAGGTCAAAAACAAAGAACTGGAGGAAATGAAACGAGAAAGGGCGCGGTTAGCGAGGGAAGTTCTCAAGGAATATAAGGATTTCATAAAATGATTTTAACATTGATGGGTAGCGCACTTGGTTTTCTGGGCAGCGCAGTTCCGCGTATCTTCGATATGGTGGACGAATGGCAAGACCGCAAACATGAAGTTGAAATGGTTAAGCTGAACATGGAAGCTGCCAAGGTGCAGCATAGTCTACGTCTAGAAGAGATCAACGCGAAGGCTGACATTGCTCAGACCAAAGCAATCTACAAACATGACTCATCGATCCAGACTAAGCCAGGGGGATTTATAAATGCGTTGCGTGGCAGTGTAAGACCGGTCACCACATATATCTTCCTGTCGTGGTTTATCTCAACAAAAGCGTTTGCTCTCTATGCGCTTGTTTGTGTCGAGGGGATCATGGTAGCCCAAGCTATGCCGATTATTTATGACGAGGGTTCTGCGGCAATCTTCGCAGCAATTATTTCTTTCTGGTTCGGTTCACGGGCAATGAGCAAGTTCAGCAAGTAAGGATATGCGATGGAAGGAGTTAGCTTTTTGGAATTAACATCGACGCTGTGGCCTATCTTTTTAGCTTTCCTCGCACTGATCTTCAGTCTTGCGAAATCGCATACTGACATCTCCGTTTTGCAGGACAAGGTGCGTGTGCTGTACGAATTGGTGAATAAAATTATGTCGGATAAAAAGTAATGGAAATACCAGCAATGAACCTCAACGAAATCAGCTTTGGTTTTATTGAGATGTTACAACCACTCATGGCAATTACTTTAGCTATGGTTATAGCCTTGGCGTTGAAAGATTGGGCGGGTAATCTTGTTGCTGGGCTACGGTTCAAGTGGTCTGAATCATGGTGGGAAGGCCAACCCTGCTATGTCGATAATGAGCCAGCTATCATTATCAAGATCTCAGTAAGCGAAACAATATTTGCAATTAGCAACGGCAGAGGCACAGTATGGCGGCATGTGAGTAATGATCGAATAAAGTTTCTAAAAATCGAGAGATGCATAGACAAGAAACCGGTAAGAAATGCAAACAAGTAAAGAGGGCATCGATCTTATCTGTCACTTTGAAGGCTGGTCTAGTGAAGTGTATCTCTGCCCTGCCAAGATCCCCACGCGGGGCTATGGATTTATAAGGGACATGCATGGCAACCGACTGACGATGGAAAGCGGTAGCATCACAGAAGCAGAAGGTAAAGAGCAACTCGCACACGAACTGATAGCATTCGAGGACAGCGTTGAGCGCCTTGTTAATAAAGTGCCGCTACAACAATGCCAGTTTGATTCGTTAGTATCCTTCACATTTAATCTGGGTAGTGGCGCACTTCAAAGCAGTACGCTACGGCGTAAATTAAATCGTGGGAACTATGATGGAGCGCAGCGTGAGTTCCGCAAATGGGTATACGCGGGAGGAAGGAAGCTGCGCGGGTTGGTTTTGCGCCGCGCAGCTGAAGCAGAGTTATTCGGTAGAGCCTAACACCTGGTTGAGTGCTGCTTGTCTATTGGCAACCATCTGTCTCTGAATTTCATCGTCAGGTCTAACATAGTGTTTAGTCGTTTTAATATCTTTGTGTTGCAGCCCCTTCCCTATTTGCTTCAACACATCGGTCTGATCTCTTTCACTCATCACTAAACCGTTGGTTACAGCAGAGCGCATTTGATCAGTAGCAAAGGCATGGCGAGTATCATGGCCTCGATACCTCGTATTTTTGAGTTCGGTGATCTGTTTGCTTATCTCAACGATGCTTTCACCCGCTTTATAAAGCCGCCTTTTCTCATTAACTAATTCCGCAACGGAACCCATCACACCTGTTTGATCCAGTATTACATGCCATTCCTTATCGTAGTGATTACATATTTTATTATTGATACCGAACACTAGTTGATTATTTGGTTCGTCCCAGGCTGGACTTCTTCTTAATATGTCTGCAACGTTTTCTGGAAAAGTAAAACGATATTCTTCCCCAGTCTTTGTCATGTTCTCTGGGACAGTGATGCTGTTATCGGAAAAATCTATCCAATCTTTTCGCATAGGTAACGCTTCAGCTACTCGCATACCCAGCAACATTTTAAATTCAAACAGTAGGCCAATCCTCTTCCATCGTTTGTCACGATAGACACCCTCACCTCTCGCGTATTTACGGCATTCGATGATAATCAGATTCAATACATCAACTGGTATGTCTTTGGCCCTCTTACTTGGAGGGGGAGTCCAGAAAAAATCCTCAAGGGGATTATCCTCGATAATTTTATTTCTTCTGGCATTTTTAAACATCTGCTTAATGATGTTAAGAGACTTCTCCATATTGCCAGTTCCACTTTTGTTTTTAACGGTTCGGGCAATAATCTGATCAAGCAGACTTGGTATACGCGGATCATCTATATAGACATCAGAGAATAGTATAGGTTTGTTTGTGGTTGAGTAACCCACCTCCTGTGCAAGCAACCATCTCATGCACTGGTTATCCCTCGCTACACTCTTTTCTCTTTTCAGCTTTCTGTGTTTAACAGATAATTCAGCAGGTCGGTCTTTGCGAAAAAGGATGTGATACTGGCCGATGGTATATCGAGTTTTTTCTAAAACTTGCTCTTGCTCTTCGAATGGAGACTTGCCTTCAATCACCCGCAGTTCCAATTCCATTGCCTTTTTTCTAACTTCGGTGAAGGCGGTTGAGTTTAACTGCATGTTTGCCCGAAATACTTTGACTGTATCTTTTCTGGTTTCTGAAGCACCTAGTCGATACGCAGCAGAAACAGTTCCTTTTTCCGATATACGCCAAACTAAACCATTAATACTTGGGTCGGTTTGCCTAGTTTTTTTTCTAGCTTTGCTAAGTGTAGTTAAGTACTGAAGCGTGATCGCTTTCTTCATTGATACCCCCTTGGTTCACAAATGGTTCACATTTACTTTTGATCTCAAATAAATAAAATATCACAAAGTGATACAAGTTTGTGAACAGTGATACAGCTGAAAACCGCAGAAAGCAAGGGAATTGTATAAATAGTTATAAAATGTATTGGTTTCTGACTCCCACCCCATCCGCCATTACATTAATTTATGCCTTGTAAGGTATTGAAATTAAACAACTATTTTTAGAATGAATTTTCTTCCCGCACTTGGTTCACAAATGGTTCACATCCATTTAAATCACCTGCGGGATTCAAACCCGTTGCTTCTACGACTGCTCTACCTCCGTACCCAAAATCTTGTATCTTGTGACAACTGAAAAACTCCTCACGAGAAATCCAGCCGTGAACATCTATAACCGATTCTTCTGCTATATGACAGAGAATACAAACGTCAGTTACAAAGTCTGTAAGTTTATCTAACTTCAGTATTGGTGGTGCGTACTTGGTTGATTTAACTTCCACAGATCTGCGGCCCCAGTAAAGATCTGGTTCGTCACCATCGCCACTGGGTGATATGAACTCACCTATCGGGAACTCAACCAGCTTACTGACGGCAATCTCGCCTTGCAGTCCAAGGTAGTGTGACATCCAGGGACTTGTATTTCTGGTGTAACTCTTCTCGCCAACCGGCACATACTTACTACCCAGCCGTCTATCAGCGAGGCGCTTTGCCAGAACCTGCTCTCGCGGTTCCAGAAGAACTCTAACCGGTTTAGCCAAAGTATTGAATGATTACCGCAGCCACGATTGCGTAGCTGAAAAATAATCCAAGTGATAGCACCACTTGAAAAACATAATTAGAGATAAACGTGGAAGACTTCTGCTGCGTATTCATATCCGTCATGTTGATACTCCTTGTATTTTTCATGCTCTAACACAACCCATTGATAACCATGTATCGGTTGTGCCTTGCGAGAGCTTGTCCACCAGGGTCTGAAGGTCAGCCGCACTAGGCCAGAGAAAGCGGGATCATCGAAAAGGTACTGTCTCTTCTTGGCTTGATCCCAGCCAGATCGAACAAGCAAAGCGGCGTAAAGTAACTTACCACTTTGTACCTGACAGAGAATTTCTGCGGCTATTTTGTCTACAATGTTTCGTGCATACGGAGGGTTGGTAATTACAACCTGACATTGGTGATCATACAGACAACCTCCGACTGCGTCATACCCCTTGTCGAGAAGCTGAGTTACCAGTTGGCTCTCACCGTCTTCACTCACACAGGGGTCTAATATTGTTCCGTTGAAATCGAAGTCATAACATTCCAGCAAGCTATCCAGGCATCTAGGGTCAACTGTTTGATAGTTATCTCCATCGGTGCGAGGATACCCGCTGATAGTAAAGCTACCCAATATTAGATCGCTTTGGTTCAGCCACTTTTTGGCTAACCCAGTTGTGATACTCATCTATCGGGTAGCGTATAACATTTGGAGTTGGCTGCATGAATGGTGGGCCACCTCCATCTGAACGTAACTGTTTCAAGATATTTCTGGTGACATCCATCATCGCACACAGTTCTTCTATACGATAAAATTGTTTCTCCATATTTACATACTGCTGTCTGCTGACTGCTGCTGCTTCTGCATCGGCTCATCAATCTTGCCGCTTAAAAACTTATCACCGCCATTTTTTGGTTGTTGAAACCAGAGCGACATTTTATTAGCGACATCCAGTCCAGCCACTTCAACCTTGCCGGTAAACTTCGGAGCCTTTGGGTTTTCATTTTCGTTTTCAAAAACCGCACCGACCTCAAGAAAAACTCGCCTGACAACCTTATTGCTATTTGTTGTGACCTTCTGAATAACTGCGTTTACTTTATCTCCTTGGGCATTGACTATATAGCCCTCACCCGAAAGAGATGTCTTGTCCTTGGGTGAGAAGAATGCGCAGTCACCAACCTTCTGCTCGTATTTACCATTTTCCATTTGATCTTCCTTTCTTAAAAAGATTCATCTATGGGCGTTACTATTGCCCCGTTTCCAGTGTCTTCTTTTTTAGTTTCTTCTTTTGGCGGCAAGCCTTCCCCTTCCTCCTCTTCACCGCTGATACCCCATATCATTAGGAGACATCTCCTCTCTGCATATGTGAGTGTTGATTGTTGTGTCATGTGAGCAGCATTCATCTTCCGCTCATCGGTTGTAAATCGTAACGGATACGAGACGCTGAACCATTCACCGCTAGAGTGACGGAGTGTCGCTATGTAGTTTTCAGCAGCGTCTACAGAAAAACACAACGACAATCCATGTTTGGTTGCAATAGGTCTTGTAACTTTACGAATGTCAGCCATCGTTGCGTATCGGTTTTTATGGTAGCCAACACCGTTCATTGGTGGCTCAACCATCTCTCCTTGCGCATCGGCATATGCCTTGGAAATCTTTGCGTTATCCGCGCTGCGCTTTCCCATATTTTTTTCTGCAATTACTGCGTCAATCGACGCACTTGATAGATCTGTCATTAAACAATCCCCCATATTTCTTTTGCAAATTTTCGTGCTTGGTCATCCCAGTAAAAGGAATTTGTATCTTTGGGCATGGAGACAGCCATCGCTGCATCCCAGCCCATAGAATATAAACGCATGGCTAATGCCGCCCTCGCGTGACGTTTACTCTTGGCGCGAATGCGCTGCTCATCTGTAAGCGTGTAGATTGCCCAGCCTTTGGCGGTGCTTTTCTTGCCGCCAGGGGTAAGGCCGCTGTGTGGCCGTACATAAACGATGTGTTGCGGACACTCAGTAACATCAGCGTAAAAACCCAACTGCGTTTGATGGTTCTCGTTGAACTCTAAGCGGTTACTGTTTGTTGTTTTTAAATCCCAGTAGGCGTATTTCTTAGCTTTGCCTTTGATCTGGTGCTTGAAGTCGGTATAGCCGAGACAACCCCGTGGGCCGAATGGCGTTGGGATATCTGCTTTGTGCGCAGTCTGTGTCGAGATTAATTTACCCAGACCCAGTTTTTTAAACTCGTCTGAGTTGATCGCTATAAACAACTGGTTAATGAAGTATTCAATATTGTCGTATTCGCGCAGTTGCTTTTCATCGCAATACTCAGCGCTTTCTTTTTCAATTCTTTGCAGAAAGTCCTGGCGGCATTTATATGTCGCTTCGTCTAGCGTTGCGCCGTGGAGAAGTTTAAGTGGTACAGCCAGTTCTACTGAGTTGCCCCTCGAAGCTGCTGGGCCGAATGCGGGAATGTATTTCCAGTCTGGGTGTCCAAAGATGTCAGCGTTCTTTAATAGCCATAGAAACGGCTCAACTGTTAATAGTGCATCGTCACTGGGACTTCCTCGCTTGAATGGAAATGACATAGGCTCTCCTCAATATGATGAGGAAACCTAGCATGTATTACAAAGTGATACAAAGTATTTTTTACAATACAGTAAGAAAACTTACGATTTTATATAAAACACGGTATTCTGAGGTGTTTAGAAACCAAGACTGCAAACCATTAACATCCTTTGGTATTGTCTCGAAACGTGGCTGATCCTCCGCTTTATAGCGAACTGAGCGTATTTCACCGTCTACCTCTATGATGTACAGACAATTATCTTTCATGGTTGTGTTCTGAGAAAGATTGGCATAGCTGCCCGAAGGAATGAAACCATCCAGATCACTGTTTACCAGCTTGGTGATGTATTCATAATCCTCTTCCAGCACAGAACCGGCTTCGTCTGGTGGGTTCTCGTTAAGATTATTAAAATCTACATAACCGCGCTCTGACTCGCCGCGCACTTCTGCTTCTGATACATGTCTCTTTAGTATCTTGCTATACGCTTGTGCGATATCCGCAACCCAACGATCAGACAACGGCCTCTCGCCTCTACTGATTTTATAAACGGCAGCTTCGCTACGTCCTATAGCCGCAGCCATCTCTTTATAGGTGTGGTTTGCTTCCCACTTGAGGCGTTCAAAACCAGAATGCTCTAGTTCATCTCTTTTTCTAGCCAATGTAAGATCCCCCCAGACCCTTTTTGTAGCGATGACGCTACTCGATAATCTCGTGTAACATTAAAGATAGACTATATCAATAAAAAAACGTATAAAGTGATACAGGTGGGGAGAAAGCGATTCGCTTTGAAACCAAGCAAACGATGGAAGCGATATCATCAGGGATATCTTTTCCAGGATCGTATCACTGATCGTAAAGTCGATGACGTTGCAAGACAGATGATGCGGCTCTCTGAAAAAAATCAGGGATATTTATTTCAGAAAAAACACGGCCCCTTCAATTACTCTTATTATTATGTTCCTCGCTGATAGATTGTACGAAGACTATCCGCTCACTAGTAAAAGCATAAAGGCAGAAGCTGCAATATGCATTGAGTTTGCTAATAAATGCAGAGCGTTCAGCCGGTCTGGTGAACTGAAAGCGTTATGGTTTACCGTGCCTAACGAAGCGCGGCGCAGTATCTGGCAGCGCACAATCCTTAGAGCAATGGGCCTTCTCCCAGGCGCTCCTGATTATGTTTTCATTGGACGCGAATCGTCAGTTTGCCTAGAGTTTAAGACTCCCAAGGGTGTCGTTTCACCAGCGCAAAAAGATGTAGCAAAATATTGCAACACGCTGGGCATACCATATTTTGTGGTGCGCAATGTTTATGACGCTTTAAATATTCTTGAAAGTTTTGGCTTGCTTGTGTATCAGAAAGTGATACAAAAAGAGAAAAAGGAGGGCAAGTCATGTGTTTTGAAAAGTTCTGGAAAGAATATCCATCTCGTAAACCCCACGCCAATCCGCGTAAAACAGCAGAAAAAGCCTACCACCGTCAAACAAAAAACGGCTACCGCGAAGAAGACCTCATCGAGGCAGCGAAAAACTACGCAAGTTATGCAAAAGCGGAAAGCGTAGAAGGCAAATATATTTGCATGGCTTCCACATTTTTAAATCAGGAGCGCTTTCTTGACTATCAAGAGCCACTGAAGAAGCCCATTAGCATGGTGGATATTCTGTGATGGCTACTGAAGAAGAAGTAATTGAAGTAATTCTGCGCCCCCTACTCTCCTTATATAAGCAACCAAAGCACTGGGATAGCGAAGAGAGGGTTGTCGCTGCAAAGGACGCATACATTGCAGCACTTAAACCGTTCTCCAGAAGATCAATCGAAAATGCCAAAATCGCAGTCATTGGAAAACACCTTGGCTGGGAAATGCCAACGGTTGCGGAGTTGGTAAAGGAAGCCCATCTTGCAAGCTGAAACCCTAGCCAAACAACTATCTCCAAAAGCATTTGCAGTCAGCGAAGGCGAATGGAAAACGTCCTGTCCTGTTGCCGCTGCGCATAAACACGGAGATCGCAACCCTTCCCTCACCGTTAGAATGAAGGAAGGAAAGCTGCTCTGGCATTGCCATAAAGG